AATGCGGTACTTTTATGAGTGTAGATGTACATTATTGTAGTGATTTGTGTTTTAAAGCCTCAATGATATGATATTGCTTGTAGATGCAGATAGTTTAATATTTGCCAGTTGTTATCGCAAAAGAGAAACACCTGACGATAATCCGTACTTTGAAAAGTTATCAGATGCTTCAAATAAGTTCAATGAGCAGTTAATGGGTATTGTAAACCATTTAGAAGACTTCTACGATATTGATAAGGTAATTATATTTAATGGTTCAAAGGGAAACTTTAGAAAGCTAATAACTAAAAAGTATAAAGCAAACAGAAAGGATTCACAGATACCACCTTTATTGAATGATATGCATCAATGGGTAAAAGATAATCATAATTCAGTTTATGGTTATGGTGTTGAAACAGATGATATGGTTGCAAGATACTGGAATGATTTATCAAAAGAGTTTGGAAGGAACGAAGTTATGATTGTATCAATAGATAAAGACTATAAGCAGTTCCCTTGCCTTATGTACAACTATCACTACAAACACAAACAAGTTTTAGATATAAGTGAAGAGGAAGCAATGTACAACTTTTATGAGCAAATGATAGTAGGAGATACTGCTGATAACGTTAACTATTTTAAAGGTAAAGGAAAGAAGTTTGCAGAAAATTATTTAGCTGAATGTAAAAGCCATTACCAGTACACAAAAAGAATGTACGAATTATTTAAACAAGAATACAAAGGAAAAGCAAAACAAAGATACATTGAATGCTACAACCTTTTAAAATTAAGAACAGATTAAGAACAATTTAAAACAAAAAAGATGATAGAATTAGATGAATTAATAGATTATGTTAATGAAACTTTAGATTTAGACATTAGGGAAAACACTAGAAAAAGAGAAGTTGTGGACGCTAGAGCGTTTTACTATGAGTTGGCTAGGAGGCTTACAAATTATAGCCTAGATAAGATTGGAAATTCTTTAGATAAGCACCACGCAACTGTACTTCACAGTTTGAACAATGTAGTAATGTATTTGAACAAGGATTTAATAAATAAATCATTAGCAGAACTTGGTTACACAAGCAAAAAAAATACATTTAAAGAATTGAAAGAAAGAATATCTTATTTAGAAACTCAATTAGAAAATCTAAAATAATTGCAAAATGAATAAACAATTAGAATATTTAAAAGTAGTGTTACTTGGTCAATTGACTATTGAAGCAATAGAGGATTTAAGGGGTACAATTAAATATAGACAAGAAGTGAAAAATGTTGGGAATAGATTCAATAAAATGTTGGACGAATATGTTAATGAAGACTTCAATACTATTTACAACAACAATGAAGAGATGACTATGAACGTAATGCGAAAGATAACTGAATTAATAAACAAGTTAGCTACTTATGATATAGATGAGTTAGTAATGATTGATGCAGTTATAGACAAATATAAGGGTAATAAAGAATGGTTTGTAGAACACGCTTCTGCTGACTTTTTAAAATTAGATTAATATGGAATATAGTAATTGTTGTGGTGCAAATAGACATCACATATATAATGAATTGTGTGCAGATTGTTTAGAGCATACAGAATTTGAAACAGAAGAATAAACGAAAACAATATAGAATTATGAAAGAACAAGATATAATTGATTTAGGATTTCAGAAGGAAATTGGACACGATGGTATTGGAGAATTTTACTATTACGTTTATGACTTTGGTAGAGGTTTATCTTTAATATCAAATGCTAATGATGAGCCTGTGGATAGTAAATGGTTTGTAGATGTATTCGAGGAAAATAATATTAGATTTACAACAAAAGAAGATTTAGAAATATTTATTAATGTAGTAAACAAGAATAAGAAATTATGAAACAAAAAAAATACACACAAGAAGAAAGAATTAAGAAGTTGGAATCAGTAGTTACACAGTTATATCTGTATCATCAAACTACTATTAAAGAACTACAAATATTGAAGAATGAAATAAACAATGAAATAAAATAATTAAAAAAATACTATATATAGATATGCAATTAGTAAACATTCAACAAATTAGAAACAACGAGAACAATCCTCGTATCATAAAAGATTATAAGTTTAAACAACTGGTAAAATCTATTAAGGAGTTTCCAGAGATGCTTAAATTAAGACCGATAGTAGTTAATAGCGATATGGTAGTACTTGGTGGGAATATGCGTTTAAAAGCGTGTAAGGAAGCTGGACTAAAAGAAGTATGGATATTAAAGGCTGATGAGTTGACAGAGCAACAACAAAGAGAATTTATTGTAAAAGATAATGTAGGCTTTGGAGAATGGGATTGGGATGTATTAGCAAACGAATGGAACACTCAACAATTAGGGGATTGGGGTCTTGATTTGCCTAAATGGGATGACAAAGATACTTTCGATGCTGAAATAGATGAAACAGGAGATTACGATTTTCCTGAAGATGATTTAGAATCAAGTCACGTTAAAATGATTCAATTATTTTTAAACACAAAAACAGAGCCGCTATTTAAGAAATGGGAATTAAAATTGAGAGAAATATATAAAACTGATAACCTAACAGATACAGTTTATGAAGTTATTAAAAAAGAGTTCAGTAATTATGGAAATTAAAAAACATTATATAAAACCAGTATTGACAGATGAAGAAACTAATAACTTAAGAGGTGTTTTATTAGGAGAAAAAGATTATAATATTTTATTCGAAGAAGATGTTGATGTATATTGTTCTGAAACAAATAAATGTATAGCTAAATTTAGAAAGAAAGTTATTCCATCTAATATAGCAAAAGATGCTTATGATAATTTGAAAGGAGCTGCAACTGCATCTTCAAATAGAGGTACAAGTGCAGGTTTAAAAGAAACAGGAAAAGCATCAGAGAAAAGGTTAAAAAAAGACGGAACATTATCTAACACTACCATAGCAGACCCTATCAATAGTGGGATAATAGGTTATTTTGACAGAAATGCAAGGTTTCCTTATTGTAGGCAAACAGCATTCAATGAAAAACAATTCTCTAAATTTAAAAAAGCATATCCAATAATTAAACTTGTAGATACAAAGTATTCAGAATTAATGCCTAATGAATATAAATTACAAAGAGAAGTTGCTGACAATACTTCTCAAGATTTTGTAATACCTAATACTGCATTTACAACAGTAACTGTAAATAAGAATTGGCAAACTGCGGTTCATACAGATAAAGGTGATTTTGAAAAAGGGTTTGGAAATCTTGTTGCTTTAAGAAAAGGTAGATATACAGGTGGTTATTTTGTTGTTCCAAAATGGGGTGTAGCTTTTGACTTACAAAACCGTGATTTGTTACTTGTAGATGTTCATCAATGGCACGGTAACACGCCTATAAATAAAATAGATGAAGATGCAAAAAGAATAAGTTTAGTAATGTATTATAGGAAAAATATGATAAATTGCGGAACTGCAGATGAAGAAACTGAATTTGCTAAAACAAGAAAAGAAGGAACGAAACTAAATTAATATGTGTGGTGTAATAGGGTTTAGTTGCGAAAAACCAAATAAAGAAAATATATCAATATTAAACAATTTAATATATCAAAGCAAAATAAGGGGTTTGCATAGTTTCGGGTACAGTTATATCGATGGTTTAATAAAAACAGAAAAACATCACGATATAAATTCTGTTAAATTACCGATGTCAAATAAGATAATATATCACAATAGATATTCAACAAGTGGAGATTATAAGAACCACGAAAACAATCAACCTATCTGTAACAATGAAATGTCTTTAGTTTTTAATGGTGTTTTAGATATGGGTACAAAAGAGGAGATTGAAAATAAATACAATATAAAAATGGAAACCGAAAATGATGGAGAAATAATATTGAAGAATTGTGGTGCAAATATAGATTTAATAAATAAATTTGTAAAAGAAACAAGTGGCTCTTTTGCAGGTATGATTTTAACTAAATCTAATAAACTTTTAGCAATAAGAAACAGTAAAAGACCTTTATGGCAATTAAATCATTTAGGTTGCGTATATTTAGCTTCCACTAAAGATATATTTAAAAGAGTTGATAATTCTTTTGAACCAACACAACTAAAAGAAAATACTATATATGAATATTAGATTAGCTAAATCAAGTGATAAAGATTTTATTAAAAAATTGTATAAACAAAGTTCTAAAGAAATAGGTAATTTTAATTTATTTTGGACTTGGGATAAGTATTTATCAGGAGAAGCTAAACATAAATTTTATGTAATAGATGATATGGGTTTTATGAGGATAGGGTATTCTAAAAGATACAACTCTTATGTACTTTATGAAATAGCAGTTGATGCTGAATGTAAACAAAAGGGTGTTGGTAAAAAATTGTATGAAAAAATACCAAAGCCTTTAATGTTGAAATGTAATAAAGACAACCATATCGGTAATAAGTTTTATGAAAAAATGGGTATGACAAATTCAGGCACAACAAAAACATCTAAAGGAATAGAACAAAATATATGGACGGCTTCATAGATTATCATATAAAATCTTCCGAAGCGAAAGATATAGACCCAAGTAATGATTGTTTAAGTTATATTTCAGACAGATTTGAATTAAACATAGAACAAAGATATTGGCTTGCTTTTCTTTTTGGCACTTGCTATTCATCTACGAATGTTTATTATATTTACAATGAATTTCCAGACTATGAAAATGTAGATGTAAATAGATTGCAAAGATGGTGGAATAATAATAGAGATAAGACTTTATTCCAGACAGATAGATTAAGAGTTAAAACTCAAAACAAGTTTGTAGAAACATTTGTAAGTTATTCTAATTTATTAAATGGTATGTCACAAAGTGATTTCTTTCAATCATTAAAACAACCTACAAAACAAATGACATATGATAATTGTTATAAAAAATTATCTGAAATAAAAAACTTTGGAAGATTTACTATGTTTATATATTTAGAAATGATAAATGTATTAACTAAATATGAATTAGAACCAACACATTTAGACTTAAAAAACGCTGAAAGTTGCAGAAATGGTTTAGTTTATCATTTAGGTCACTACGAATTAGATACACATAATAACAAAAACAAACTAAAACCTAAACAAATAAATTATCTTCAATATAAATTTAAAGAATTACACAACCAAATAAAATTGTTAAATATAGAACATAAGAATATATGGAATATAGAAACAACTTTATGTGCTTATAAAAAGTATAATAAAGGTAAAAGATATATTGGTTATTATATAGATAGACAAAGGCAAGAAATACAAAAGATGGAATCGAATATTAAAAACGGAGTCGACTGGAGTGTTCTTTGGGACTTTAGAAAAGAAAATTATGAAAGAAAATGGCTAAAAGAATAATAGCAATAGGTGGAGAGCCTGCAAGTGGGAAATCAACTTTAATGAAGTATATATTGAAACAATACAAACCATTAAAAACTTTTAAATATGGACTCGTTAGGGGTTTATACAATGAAGAGAATAATTTATATTTTTTAGGTATATATGATAATTCTGTTTTTTGTGGTACAGATAAATTAAGTATGGCAGTTCAACCTGATTTCTTAAATCTTGTTGAAAAAATACCAGAAGCAACTTTTGTATTTGAAGGCGATAGGTTATTTAATCAAAGTTTATTTGATAAAAAAGATTGTGAAATAATTGTTTTAAATGTAACAGAAAAAACAAATGAAGAAAGGCATAAAAAAAGGAATGATAATCAAACTGAAAAATTTAAAAAATCTAAAAAAACAAAAATAAAAAACATTTTATCTAAAAATAAAGTAACGTTACTTAATAATGATACAGAAGAAGATAATAAGAAAGCTAAAGAAACAATATTAAAATTAATAAAATGTCAAACAAATCCGACACTATAAAAGAAAGATTACTTCAAGCATTAGAACAATCATTAGGTATTGTTACAACAGCTTGTAAAAATGCAATGATACATAGGTCTACTTATTATGATTATTATAAAAATGATTTAGACTTTAAAAATAAAGTTGATGATATACAAAATGTTGCTTTAGATTTTGCCGAAAGTCAATTACATAAACAAATACAAAGTGGAAACACATCAGCTACTATTTTTTATCTAAAAACAAAAGGTAAAAATAGAGGTTACATAGAAAGACAAGAGATAACTGGAGCAGATGGTATGCCAACTAACTTTCAAATAGAAATTATAAAACGTGAAGATAAAGACTAATATAGTTTTTGAGCATTTACTAGAATCAACTAAAAAAATAACAATAGAGCAAGGTGGAACTAGGTCTGGAAAGACTTATAACATTTTGCTTTTTATTATTTTTAAATACTGCCTAGAGAATACAGGCAAGACTATAACTGTTTGCAGAAAGACTTTTCCTGCAGTTCGTAGTTCTGTGATGCGTGACTTTTTAGATATATTAAAAGCACATAGTTTTTATTC